CATCCCTCTCGGTGCCTTAGGCACCGATGACTCAATAAAGAGTTGTTACACTTTCAAGTGCAAACTACCAGACACCTAATTATTATAGGAACTAACTGGTGTGATTCGTTGCAGGCTTAGTCACAAAGCCCCGAATTCAGACAATGAGACCATGTCTAAGGTTTCGGTTGGGGTTCACCCTCAACAGTTACTCATAGGAGGCAGTACGCCGTCCCTAGACACGCTTACTCATTGGTGAAGACGTTTTCACGTCTCACCTGTAAATAACCTAATCTTGAGGTTATCTCTTGGCTCTTGCTTAACCAAGTAAAGACTTCTCCAATAGAATCGATAGGAGCAAGCTCCTCTCGATCCTTAACATCTCGCAGATCAAATCTACGAGCAAGGTTCGTCACTCGATCAAGATGATCGATTGCCGACTCTAATGGATGGTTACAATACTTGGCATGATTATAAGCAATCAGCTCAGCCTCCTCAACGATATCGTTCGTATCAAAAGAATCGCCGTCTTGGATGAGTTCTTCAACTCAACCATCAAGGGCAGATACTAGTGATCGATCAGATAATAGAACAGCATAGTTCTCCATGTAAGAATCCACTCTGGGAACCTTCCAATCTTTTGGAGGGGTCTCTCAGAAGGAGCTTGCAGGATAATATACGCCATCTATCCCGAGATATTCCTTCTTACTCGTATCGTAGAAGAGGGGATCTGGTATAGAGTAGCAGGAGGATCTTCTTGCATCTCCTCCCATAAGCTGATAAGCGTATCCTCTGAATTTCCCACCCTACATAAGGAGATCTAGGACATCAGAAGTATGACAACTTTCCAACAATATAACCCCTGAGGGACACTTCTTAAAAGTGTCTAGTAAGTCCGAATCCGACTTAAAGGACTCGGTCATACTGGGATAATCATTTTCAAGCTGTTTAGCCTTAGCTAACGCTTGTAATAATACGGAAGCCGTTAAATCAGCCTCGAGTTCCTCGAATAACTCAATATTTCTATTGGGTAAATCAAGGGTGACTCGACGAGAATTTAACAATTCCTTTGTAGCTGTCAACAATGATTGATACGGAAGACTGAAGTCTGACTCAGCAAAGTCAAACTCTTCGTCTTCAGGATCGATCAAGGCAGTTATCATTTCTCTCAGCGAGATCCTTTTTGAAGCAAAAAGGGCTCCTAATAGAGAAAGTAAAGGTAAAGCTAAATCCAAATTGGATTTAACTTTTCCAAAACGTGATAAAAGTGTGGACAGTACAAGATTTGTACGTATTAGTCCAGAACGGGCGAAATAGAGAATATTCGCCACTCTGGACCCGATCGAAGCTTCGGAGATGAACTGACGTCAACTCACCCCCGAAACGTTCGTACCGGAAACAACAGTACGCTTAGCGAATTCGAATACCGGTACATCGCGAGCTGAGATGGATTTTGAGAGATTAATCTCAACACCCA